TCTTACTGGTAGAAACTCATTCGCTCCGGCTCCAGCCCCAGTTCCTCCTGGTCGAGTAAGCACTCCAGCCCAGGCAGTCACAATCAACATCAACAAGGGCAACGTCACAGCTAAAGAAATTGCCAACGCAGTAAACAAGGGAAGCAAAACTACCGGTTCTCCATCTATTGACTCTTCAGCTCTAAGGCGTCTTGGCGCAAGATGATTTCAAACTTTAGCCTTCAGGACAATCTCTTTGTAGAGTTCTTACTTCCGGATGAAGATGGCAACAGCTTTATTCTTGGAATAAGCACGCTCGGAGGAGATGACGTTCTCGGTGGCTATGGCGAGTTTGTTATTGGTACATCCCTAATTGGTGGAGATGATGTTCTAGCTCCAAGCTCAGGACTGAAGTGGCAAGACGTTGGATGCGAAGTTTCAAATGCAGTTCTTTCAATTGGTGGTTCCGTCAATGACGCAATTTACTTTCAACCACAGCCAGCTACAGCCAACCTAACCCTTCAAAGCTATGAGCTTGACCCAACTGTAAACAAGAACATTAGATCTAATACTAAAATTCGAGTTCGCTTAGACTCTGAAGAAATTGACCGCGTACTCTTTGTGGGCTACATCGACACTATTGACGTGACCTATTACCCAATGGGCCCAAATCTAATTCGCATAACAGCTTATGACATTTATAAATCTTTGGTAAACCTTCGAATCGCTGATTGGGACACAACATCCTTACCGGCTGGATACGCAACCACAGATGACGTGTTTGAACTTGTGGCCCTAGAAACTGGTGTTGGACTGTCCTCTAACTCTCTCCCAACTGTCGGACGCATCCCAGCTGTCCAGATTGATAACGTTCTAGTTCCGGATGTAATCAATGATGCCATCGATGTCGGACTGGCAGTAGTTTGGATTGACCAGGAGACCGAAGAGCTGACCGTGATCCCTAGACCGACATCATCCGAGGGAAGCTCAACAACTTATGTCATTGGGAACAATCATTCATCAGATCCTTACCACCTATGCCTAGCAGAGATAAACGTTAGCTCCGATGCCGATGCTGTTTATAACTCTCTAAAGGTTGCTCTCACGTCAGATGACACAACCGTAGTATTCCGCAAGGATCAGGATTCGATTGACCTCTATGGGGAATCAGCAATCGATGTATCAATAAACACTACCGACGCTACCGAATTAGCTCGCTGGGCCAGCGCTGTTTACATTCAGGCTCCAACAAAGCTAGTCAGCCAGGTAGTAACTCCAGCCAAGGACAGGCTTGGAGACCTTACGGCTGCCGCTGTGTTTACACCGGGAACTCTCGTAGGGGTCAGCTATACTACTAACCAGTTGGACATTGTGGGATACTACACAATCATTCGCGTCAGCCATGAAATTGACGTCGATAACTGGTTCACAACTCTAGAACTTTGGAAGGAAGCCTAATGGCTTATAAAGTATTTTCTAACGGTAGCGTTCTAAACGCTTCGGATCTAAACGACTATCTAATGAACCAGTCGGTCATGGTCTTTAGCAGCTCGGCTGCTCGAGCATCAGCTCTAACATCCCCGCTCGAGGGAATGCTTACCTGGTTGCAGGACTCAAACCGCTACCAGTTCTACTCCGGTACTGCCTGGGTAGATCTAACCGATGAGGCTTCAGGATGGTCTGACAAGTCTGCCAACTACTCAATCGTTGCAGCTGACCTTGGAACTACAATTCGCTCTACCTCTACAGCCATCACAATTACAATCGACAACGTGCTAACTCAGCAGGGTGATCGCATTGACTTTATCCAGGCTGGAGCCGGTCAGATTACGTTCGCAGCTGGAGCCGGTGTCACCCTATCTTCAGCAGACGCAAAGCTAAAGACAGCTAAGCAATACGCTGGAGCTTCTGTTGTCTTTGGTGGCTCAGGCGTTTACTACTTGATTGGAAACCTAGGCTAACAATGCTTATTCCTTTAGGAATCCTCGCAAGTGCTAGTGGGGGTGTAGAAACCGATTATGAGCTTATCGAGACTTACATTCTTGGAAGCGCACAATCCTCTGTGACCTTCTCAAGCCTGGCAAGCTATTCTTCTACCTACAAACACCTCCAGATTCGCGCAGTTGCTAGATCTACTCGAGCTGATTTCGATTCAGCTATCAACGTTCAATTCAACGCAACCACTTCTGGATACTTTTATCACGAACTTCAGGGCAACGGTTCTGCCGTCTCTTCTTCGGCTCAAACTTCCCAAAGCGCTATGCGCTTAGGAATGATTACAGGAAACAGCTCCGCTTCTAACGCCCATGGTGCTATGGTTCTTGACATTCTAGATCCATACTCAACAACAAAAAACAAAACATTCAGGGCTTTAACCGGAGCTACCGATCTAAATAGGATTAGGCTTACGAGCGGAAGTTTGGCTTTGACTAACGGCGTGACAGAAATCAAACTTCTTGATGCTTTTGCTAACTTCAACACAGGCTCACGCTTTTCTCTATATGGAATCAAGGGTTAATAATGCCAACACCTACATACACTCCATTAGCCAACCTAACATTAGGTAGCTCAGCAAGCACGGTCACATTTTCTTCAATCCCTGGCACTTATCGGGATTTGGTTCTCGTTTATAACACAACATCATCTACAGCTGCATACGCAGCCATGCAATTGAATGGCGATACGGGTTCTAACTACTCGGTTATAGTCATGTATGCTAATGATAATGCGCAATCAACATCTGGAACTTATGACAGACTTTATGAATCATGGCTAACAATGTTGCCGAGTTCAAGGGCTATGGCTGTAACAAATATAATGGATTATTCAGCTAGCAAACATAAAGATGTTTTGACTAGGTTTAACTTAACAAGCAACACCGGATCTTATTTGACAACTACAGCAAGTTGTGGTCGGTGGGCTAACACAGCGGCTATTACAAGTATTACCCTGACGTCATCCTGGAACGCAGGTTCAACCTTTGCTCTCTATGGAATTGCGAGCTAATCATGAAGCTAATTGAAACAAAGACTTTAGGATCAGCTGCTGCTGCAATTGAGTTTACCTCTATACCCCAGGATGCCACCGATCTCTACATAACTATTAATGCTAGAACAACGAACGCTGCTACTACAGATTCGGTTTTATTTAAAATAAATGGAGTCACCACAAACCAATCAAGACGCAGATTACAGGGACTTGGTAGCGGAACACCCACCTCAAGCACAACAACTTCTTTTCAATTTACAGTAGTGGGTGATACAGCCACATCCAATACTTTTGGAAACGCTGGTATTTACATTCCAAATTACACTGGCTCTACAAACAAATCGCTTTTAATAGATTTGGTTACTGAACACAACAGCACAACGGCTTACCAGGAATTACACTCGGGACTTTTAAGTAGCTCCTCAGCCATTACATCACTTTCTTTTGAGGGTCAGGGAACTAATTTTGTGGCTGGTTCAACAGTTTCACTTTACAAAATCACAAAGGGTTCCGACGGAACAACAGTCGTAAGCTAACAAGGAAGAATAAACATGGCAAAAGCAACAGTAGAAGTTCCAACCAAAGTGATCGTAGATTGCTCAACCGGCGAATCTACAATCGTTCCCTTGACAGAAGAAGAGCTGGCTCAGCGCGAGACAGACAGACTTGCTTGGGAAGCTCAGGAAGCAACTCGCTTGGCAGAAGAAGAAGCTAAAGCAACAGCTGAAGCAAGCGCAATCTCAAAGCTCGAGGCCCTAGGCCTAACCTCAGAAGAGATTGCTGCACTAAAGGGCTAACGTGGCGGACGAGACAACCGGTGTCCGCATAACACAGAACGCGATCTACCAGAAGCAACTCGAGCATGGTGAGACTCTCATCAAGATTCTCGAGAAGCTAGACCACTTGGACGATGTACCTGAAAGACTAAGGCACGTCGAGCTTACCCTGGCACGCTTAGCCTGGATCGAGAAGATTGCCTACACCGGACTTTCAGCATCAGTTGTCGCAATACTTGGACTAATAATCAGCATGATTGGAATCTAATGAGAACTAAACCTCAAATGCCTTTAGACGGAACCTTCAAGAAAGACTGGAAGGTTACAAGTTCCTTCGGATACCGCATACATCCCATAGAGAAATACAAAAAACATCATAACGGCGTAGACCTTTGGGCTCCAAAAGCTAAAACTTGGAACGAGGCCTGGCATGACGGAACTGTTATCGCAGCCGGCACATCAAAGCTAAAGAACGCTGATGGATCTCTGGGTGGCGTTGGATGGTACGTAGACCTACGCTCCAAGATAAACGGCGAATGGTACGTCACCAGGTACGCACACATGGTCGAGAACTCGCTAACTGTAAAGAAGGGCGAAAAGGTAAAGGCTGGAACAAAGCTAGGCATCATGGGCAACACCGGATCTTCAGCTGGGAGACACCTTCACTTCGAGATTTGCAAGGGCAAGGTTCACCGTTGGACTTCCGATGGCAAAGGTTTCGTAGACCCCCTAAAGTTCGTTAGGGCAACTATCGAACAATGGGAACTAAAGCAGTCAATCACAGAAGCAACACCGGAGGACGCTCCAGTCGCTCCGGCTCCTATTCACG